AACGTATGTTTTTAGCACCCTATTATTTCGGAGGTATAAAACATCGTCCAAGAAAAGATAGGTTGAGTTCTTTATATATTCTTTATAAAGAAATGGGGTAAAAATTTGATTGTAGTGTGCATGTCACATGTTATTTTTTCGTACAGTTTCATTTTCTTTCTAAGTGCAAGTTACTCTTAGGATAAAACCGAAACCTTTATATACTATTAGTTACTAATAAATAAAATAGCAAAGGAATATTATATTATAATATAGCCAATGCTATCGATTTTTTCAAAATCTGCGTATATTGACTATATTCACCTCCTCTTTTTTCCTGATTCGATGCCTATATTTTGTGGTATTGAGATTCTTGTAAGGACATCAGTATAGTACTTGTACATAGTACTTGTACATAATATTTGTACATAGTACTTGTACATAATATTTGTACATAGTACTTGTACATAGTACTTATGAAATTCCATTTCATGTAAGAAAAGTGTAAGACATCAGTAATGATGATACGTGTAATTATATTTTGATATTCCTTACACGTGTAAGAATCATGTAAGAATTATATAATGTACATATAGTACTTGTACATAGTACTTGTACAGTACTTATGAAATTCCATTTCATGTAAGAAAAGTGTAAGGACATCATTACATAATTCTTACCCTATACTTATTTGCAAATCGGTTTGCAAAAAGATTTGTACAGTACTTGTACAGTACTTGTACAGTACTTATGAAATCCTACTTGTAATGAGATTCTTGTAAGACAAGTGTAATGATGATTCTTACTGATAATAGATTTGTAAATCTATAGTACATAGTACTTGTACAGTACTTATGATTATGAAAAATGTCCTTACACGTTACTTACATAACAATTCATTTTCAAAATAATTATATACTATAATCTCTTACACTATACTCAATGGCTATAACAACTTGTAAGGTGTGCGGTAACGCATATGAAACAACTGAAGAGGACGCTAACATTCCTCTTTCATGTGCAGGCGAAAAGGATAGGATCTGTAATAGTTGCTACCTGGAACAGATTTGGCAGAATGAGACATTACATACGTATTGTGTGAGGAATGAGTAATGTATGAACCATTATTTTGTGAATGCTGTGGAAAGTCTATAGCAGAACTACGTAAGGAAATAGAAGAGAATGGTGTTCTAGTAAGAGAAGGCAGTAAACAACTGAAATGTGGTAATCACTATTTAAGAGAAAATGGTGATGTTTACACTACTAGTATTTACATGGACTACTGTAGTGATTGTGGCGCAAAACTCGAATATGAGGATTACAAGTTAATCTACGAGTCACATCCGTGGGGATCAACTACTGCTACTGAAACGTTGATTGGTGGTTACAGATGTCATGCATGTGGGTTTGAGACAGAGGTGTAAGGAATGGGTGTAATGGAATGTTCAAGAAACGGGTGTAATAATATTCTCTGCGAATGTTATAGTTTTGAATATGGTTACATTTGTAATGAATGTAAAGAGGAGTTAAAACAGTTTATTAAAACTTCTCTTATGGATTTTTCACGTGCGAATATAGATGATTTAATTGTGAAATTTATGGATATGAGAAAGGGTGAAGAAGTAACATGTTGTGTTGATGTTGATGAATATATAGACAGAGAATTTGATAATAGGTAGGTATAAAACATGAATGTTGGTGAATTAATCGAAAAGTTAAAAGAACTTAACCCTAACTTACCTGTTTATTTTGGAGTTAGTGATACATGGTTTTGGTCTGCTGATTGTTTAGAAGTATGTGATCCTGATAATTTTGGTGAAGATATTTGTTTAATTTATCATTAATTTAATATTTTTATTAAACTTTTTCTCATTATTCTTACACTTTTTTTAACTTTTTCTCACTTTTATACGAAACATTTAAATAGTAGTATTTTTAGATATTATAATACCTATTTTATATTGTCTATTTTTCGAGGTGCCTTACATGAAACAGGGTGTAAAAGTTGGAGACAAGATTGTTTCCAATAAAAATGTAAAGGGTTGTGTGTTTTGTCAGAATCCTGATTTAAGTGAAGTTGTTGACCCGATTCTTTTTACGGCAAGTATTCCCATCAATGAACTAAAGAGTAAACTTGAAGTAGATGGTATATTTGTTGATGTTGCGGATCTCAAATTACATCGTGAACATATCTTTTTTGAATATGATGAATCTACTGAAACTGATTTAGATAGTGAGATTCAGAAGATTAAGGATTCAGAGAATGTTGATGTTATTACTGAGGAACTTGCCAAGATCAATCTACTTGAACGTAGGATGATTGCAGAGGGTAAGGAAAACACACCTACTCATGCAAAACTCTTACGTGAAAAGCGTGAACTTCTTTTGCTGAAAGCGCGTCTTGATGGTGAAATTGTTGATAAGGTTGAACATATTGTGCCTGCCTGGGTGCAGTATATTGAAGAAGAGTAATAATGTCTAATATCATATATCATGGTAAACGCCTTACTCTTTATAATATTGCAAAATACATGCTTGGTTACGATAAAATAACTAAGGATGTTCATAAAGAGTGGTGCGATGACCTAGAAAAAGCAATCAAGACTCACAAACGTATCATGCGCTTGAAACCGCGTGGAACTTATAAGACTACTATTTATGATGTTTCTTTTGTTATTGATCGTCTGCTTGATGATTACGTGAAGCATGATGGAAAGTTTACCTTACGTATTTTGATTACATCTGCTACCAATGACTTAGCAGAGCAGATTCTTTACGAGATTACACAGCATCTTACAGAAAATGAAAATATAAAACAGTTCTTTGCTGATTTTGGTAATGAAAATCCTATTATTAAATTGAATCAGCAGGAAGTAGTCTTACATCCGCGCGTTGTAAAGAAGGAACCAAATCTTAAGGCGCGTGGTGCTCTTTCAGCGATGACATCAGAGCACTATGATATTATTATCTGCGATGACATTGTAAATGACGCAGACCGTGAATCTGCTGCTATTCGTGAGCAGAAGAAGCGTTGGTATAAGGATTTAATCTCAATTCTTGAACCTGATGGACTACTGATGATTATAGGAACTCGATGGCATGACGATGAGTTATACGGCGAAATCATTGAGCAAAATCCAAAATTGCCTGATTTTATGCGTTATGACATTGAGATTGATTCCATTATAGATGAACATGGTAAACCAAAGTATCCTACAATTTATGATGAAAATAAAATCAAGGCGTTACGTATTGAGAAGGGTGTAGTAGAGTTTTCAAGTCAGTATTTAAATCAACCATTACCATCAGAAACACAGTTGTTCAAGATTGAAAATATGCACTTTTATACTGAACTGAAACGCCCACAAGAACGTGCACAAAATCCTTTTTTTAAAGATTGTAAGCATGTTATCTACGTTGATCCTGCACTCGGTAATGAGAATGATTATTGTGTAATTGTTGTGGGTGCAATCAAAGACCATGTTCTTTATGTGCGTGATTGTTGGTTAAGTAATACATCACCGCCAAATGTTTCAATTGAAAAAATGATGTATTATTACAATTTTTATAATTGTGAAGAACTTGGTATTGAAACAAATGGTTTCCAGAGCCTTATTTCTCAATTCCTTAAAGAACGTAATGATAAAATCAAAGACATGCGTAAGCGCATGAAAATTAAAGAAATTAAGAATCAGAAGAGAAAGCGGATTCGTATTGAGTCTGTTGAACCTTTTGTAACATCGGGTAAAGTTTTGTTCCGCGATGATTGGACAGAAGCGTATCCTGAGTTGATTAATCAATTAGTGCGGTATCCAGTCCATAAGCATGATGATGCCCCGGATGCACTCGAAGGACTTGTAAGAATGACGATTAATAAGGGTTCTGCATTAGTTGATAAAGGAATTCGTAAGAAACGTAAATTCATGATTGGAGTTAATAGGAGTCACTAATATGGATAAAGTTAATGCAGCAATAGACTTAGAACAGAAGAAATCTAAAATTGTAAAGGTTTTTGCCTCCACTGGAATAGAGCGTAAGGATACAATATACAAAGCGGGTGCTTACAGAAATTTCGATACAACCAACAAATTCAATCTGTATCGGCAACTCTCGCTTACAAGTCCTCATGTGTTCATTCCGCTTCAGAAACTTGCTCTTACGCTTGTAAAGGGTATTAGATTTGAGGGAAAATCATCGCTTGTAAAGAACTTTGAGAAGTGGTCTGAAAGAATTAATTTCGAGGAGAAAACACAGACTCTTGCACGATTATTGTGTAGGGATGGGACTTACGTAGGACTTTATAACAATGTTAAAAATCCCGATAAAATGGGATTTGAACCCCTACTCATGTCGCAAACTACCATTGTTCCGCGTGGTGTAACAAAGGGTAGTGCAGATGTTTCTTTTATTCTTACCCCTCCAATTAATCGTTTTTATGTCAATGAAAAGGGCAACCTTAATGATTTAGAAGCAGGTTCTTATCGTCCTGAACAGGTAATGTATGGTTCATTCTGTGCATATGATTACACGTTTAGAGATATTCTTGGTAGAGAAACGTATGGTATTTACGGCACTTCTTTGATTACTCCTATTGAGGATCTTATTTATAAATATCTTGATCTTGTTGAAGGTTACACGAATTACATTAAGAAGTATGGAATTGGACGTTACTTTATAGATTACCGTATTCTTGGTGATATGCTTGCCTCTGGTGATATTTCAATAGTAGAAGCACAAGAAATTTTGCAGGAATTAAGTGAAGAGCATCAGTATATTGCAGAGAATCAGGATATTATTGGTGCAGGATTTGACATTAAGCAGTTAGATTCTGGTGGAAGTAACATCAACGTCACAGGATTTAAGGAAAGTCTTGAAACTGATATTCAGGTAGGATTACTCCAGGCACCTCTTACAATGGGTAGGGCAGAAGGAACCACGTATGCAGCAGGATATGTGTCTGAGGCAGATAGGTTAGTGGTGCTTGAAGGGTTGCAGAAGAAGATCATGAGTATTCTAAACGCTGAAGGTGGGATTATCAAGCAGCGCGCTATTGCAATGGGCAAGAATCCCGATGATATTAAGGTGGTCTTTGAAGAACTCTCGAAACCTGCTGTGCAACCAGGAGACTTACTTGATGCTTACACGATGTCTGTGATCAACAAACCTGAACTGCGTGTATCGTTAGGTTTCCCGAAGGAAATGATTGAGAAAGATGAACGTGACAATGGAGATAATACTATTGAACTTTTGAAGCGTGGAAGAAAGGGTAGAAAACCTACTGATAATGGAATGAAGTATCCTAGTGAAGAATAACATATAACAACCTTTTTAATGTTGTTACAAGAAATAAAATAGTGATACTTATGGAGTTGAATGTTGTTTATAATGAAGATTGTTTGGAAGGAATGAATTGGATTGAAGATAAGTCAATTGATATGATTCTTTGTGATCTTCCTTATGGGACTACAAAATGTAAGTGGGATACAATTATTCCTTTTGAACCATTATGGAAACAATATAAAAGAGTAATAAAAGATAACGGTGTCATTTGTTTATTTGCTGATGAACCATTTTCAAGTATATTGGTTACAAGTAATTTAGAAATGTATAGATATGAATTAATATGGAAAAAACCTCAAGG